TCTGAAATCTGCTCTTTTTCACGCATTTAGCACCTCGGCCTTGCCGATGCGGAGTAGCCAGAAGCCGTTGCAATGGGGACAGGTCATGGATTGCGCTCCGTAGTCTCTGAGCCACGCGCAATAACTTCTTGGCCAGCAAAGAAGTTGCACCATTCTTCTTTCGAGTTCACAAGCACTGTCCCAAAATCTGCGCTGCTTGCGTCAAGCGGCTCATCCCACACGTCGCCGTTATCATCGACGCCGACAACACGGTAAGTCCCAAGTGAGTGGCTTTTTACTACATCGCCGGGTTTTGGATCTATTCGCGGATCACGCATTCAGCACCTCCGCCGCGCCGATGCGGAGTAGCCAGAAGCCGTTGCAATGAGCGCAGGGGTTAGGCATGATCGCCTCTCAGTTGCGCAAGTTCCTGAAGCGCGCCGGATTCCCAGCCCACCGAATCGGGGCCGCTAGTGAAAGCTTTACGCGCTTCGCGTTCTAGTAAATTTCGCTCCCTGACAACTTGCTTAAACGCCCGGATCAGGTCCGAAATTGCCCAACCGGTATTTGTGCCGTAAGTCTCTTCCGGCGTGCAAATATGGGCACCAGCCAAGGCTTCCATGATGCGGAAGGCATCTCGTTTTTCGGCTTCCATGGCGCAATCTCGTTGCGATTTGAGTAAAGTCACTTCTTCTTCACAGCCGATGTATTCACGCATTCAGCACCTCCGCCGCAGGCTTCAGGGTGGTCTCGGGGTTCATGATTGGGCCTCATGTTCTTCAATCAAATCAAACCGCGTACAGGTCTTGTGGTGCATCAGAGGTATCTCCACGCCTTGCCAGCCATAACGGTTCTTCCCAAGCTTCAGCACTGTTCGCAAGGGGCCTTTCGCAAACCTTCCCTCAGCTAACGCCCGCTCGCGATCTTCCTTTTCGGGATAGAGCAAAAGGACGGCACAAGCATCTTCTTCAATCGCGCCACTGTTGTGAACGACAAAATCATTTACGGTAAAATTGTGAGACTTTAGAACCCGCATGTCCCATGTTTCAATCTCTCCATGGGGCTCAATAAGCGTGATTTCGTCCCACAGCACATCACTATCTGCCCACTGTCGAAACGTCTCGTTTCCTAGAGCAGCGCCAATCTCACGAGCCTTGCTGCGCCCAATCCCCTTATCTGTGTTTCTCCACAGCCTCCAATCAGCTTTAGAGATAGCCACACTGTACTCACGCGGCAACCCAAGTAGGTGAGAGTTCTCGTCTCTGATAATGGCATTCTGTAATTGCTCCCCCGCCTTCTTTTTGTTTTTTCCGAATAGAGTCAGGGAGCTTAGTAATCGCCGCGTATTGGCTACCTGCCTGACAACAGAAACCCGATACATCGGGACTGTTGACTTAGTGTTCATTGAGGGATTACCCACAACACCGGCAACGCCTAATCGGCATAGAAGATGCTGAACGTCTTTTGCTAGAGCATGGCTGGTGGTATCAAAACAAACGGAATAGGCGCGCCCAGCTTTTATGCAACCATCGGTCATCAGATAGCCCGAAATAAATTCGGCGGCGCCACGAGCTCCCCTATCAAACACAAACGCGGGGACACGCTTCTCATTGAATTTTGCAGCCATCCCGTTATCGCGAATCCAGTTGCGTATCGGATTGGCGAACGGTGCGCCATATCCGTTGTCTAAAATCCGCACCAAGTCTAATTCGTAGTAGGTGTCACAATCATCGACGCGAATAGTTACGGTCGGAAAAACGTTGCGAACAATTGAACAGAAGTCTTCCATTACCTCACTGTCAGGAGTTACGAAGCTAATCCCGCGATGCTTAATGTAAGATCCATTTCCCACCATGTATCCCGCAAAACGGCACAAACGCGCCTGCTCTTCAGTGCAAGTACCTTGGACGGGTGCACTTAACACCCCGGCCACCTGTAAGCCCAAACGCAATTCGCTAAGAGGCTTCCATCCGATAGCCGTCAAAAATGGATGGTTCTCAGTAGCCACAATTTCCCGGCCGAATCTAGTTCTCAGTTTGAAGGTTGGTTGGGTGCCCGAACACCAAGCTTCTTGAACAACCGACGGGACAAACTTTTGATCGTCGCGCATGGACAAAATACAGTCACCTGCCCGCATATCCTTCATCCGCTTACGGCTTCCGTCAGCCATTAGTACAAGAGCACTCTTATCAATACATCCCCGTAAATCTGAAACTTCCAACTCTGAGCGCATTGCGGCCGAGTTACTGCGGCTCGTCTGTGAAATCAAAAGAACCGGGATTTTCACTTCCATGGCGGTCTGCTTCAATGTTCTAGAAATTGAGGTGAACTTTTCGTAGTCACCACGGACGCTTCCGGTTGCCGCCATCAATTGCATGTGGTCGACAACAACCAAGTCGATTCGCTCCCGGTTGCGGAGTCTGGCCGTCTCTTCCTGCAGATACTCTGGCGTCACGCCGCCCTTGGTCGACACCATCAACGGGAACTCCGCCAATTCGCCCGTACGTCGGCCGAGTTCCTTGCGCATCTCATTCAGGTCCATATCCACTTCGTTGCGTCGACGCTGCAGCCGGCGAAACTCAATCAGGTCCACGCGGGCCTCAATCGAAGCCATGCGCTGCAGAATGTCTTTGTGGCCCATCTCCATCGAAAAAATCAAAACGCCGCGGCGATTCCGTAGCGCTGCGATTGCAAACTGCAGCCCTAATGAAGTTTTCCCAGCTCCCTGGTTTGCGCCCAACACGTAAACCTCGCCGTTCCGTAATCCGCCCGCTAACGCTCTGTTGAGGATTGGGAAGGGCGTAGATACTCCCTCGTCCTCGGGAAGCGCCCAGAACTTCTGCAACCCTCCGCAATCGTTGATTATTTGGGCGGGAGTGCGAACGTATTTGTCATTCTCGTTTACCTCGTCGACGCTGAACTGCCACTCCGGGGACCACTCCTGCGCTATTTTGTATCTCTCGCGGATCTGGTTGACCGTTCCACCTTTCACCAGAAAGTCAGTCACATCCTGCTTGTGACCTAGGCCGGGAAGTTCCACGATCCGGACGGATGCCGCAGCACCGCTGAGCATGCCAGCTACTTTCAGCGCGTGCTTGCGGCCCGCATCGTCGTTGTCAAAAAACACCGCGACCTTTTTGCCAGCGAAGTACGGGACTATTTCAGGCTTGAAGTTCCCGGCCCCGCCATTGTTGCAGGTTGCGACCAAGCCATAGCGCGACAATGTGAGTGCGTCTTTCTCGCCCTCAACGATCCCAACAAACTGAGCCGCGGCGACTTTCGGCAGCATGAATGGCACCACCGCTGCATTACCCAAACCCCAAATCCATTTGCCGTGCCCGTCCGGTCGACGCTGGCTGAAATCCTTAGTTCCGTCAGGCTTGGGAACCTTGCGAACGACTTGGTAGACAATCTTTCCTTCGGTGTCGCAATAATCGTAAGTCGAAACAATGTCCCGGTCTTCCCATGCAACCTTCGGGCGTCCAACCACCGCAAAAACGGCGTCTCGCGCTTCGACGAATCCGCGGCCGCTCAACTCTTGCTCAAGCCCGATCATGTCGAACCCGCGGCCGCATTGCGAATGGCAGTACGACATGCCGGTTTCTAGTTCTATGGCGAAATTATCATCGTGGCCGTTGTGAACTGGGCATGCGCCACGCAGTTCTTTACCGTTTTGCTTGAGATTTTGAATGCGGGAGCCGTAATAGCTCCGCACTTCGCTCGATGAGAATTCCATTTAGAACATATCCGGCGTTGCAATAATTCGCTTCACTTCGGGCAGCATCGGCGTGAATTGATCAGGGTCTGGCTTACTGTCGAACCGATCCATCGTCGGCGCGAGCCAGTTATCCAAACCCTTCGCATACATGCCGCCCTGCTTCTGCCAATCGAACTGAAGACAGCACGCTTCGTGGTTTGCGTCGACGCTTAGTAGTTTTGGAACTTTGTCGGGAAGCTCCAAGTCCCGCACGATCAGCCGCAGTGCTTTCGCAACTGCATTCACGCTCATACTCCCGTTTCGCTTCCGGGGATGTCGGGCCAGAATACTTCTGGCGATACCCTCAATCACCTTTTCCACTTCGGGCGGTTCCAGCTTTTCGCCTTTCGGTTTGCGAATTGGTTTTACTTTCGACACACTACCGGCGGTTGTTTCGCCGGAAATGCGGCTAGGCTCTGGCTCTGGCTCTGGCAAAGGCAAAGGCAGAGCGCCTATATTGAAACCCACGGTTTCACTTTGTGTACACAGATTCCCGGTAACTTGTTGATTTGACTTGATCGTACTTTTTCCTGCTCGGGTTAGTCTCTGTAGCGTCGTCCTGTCTGCGTGCTCGTCCCAGCCGTGCACGACCATGCGCGACGCCGGATGAACGTCCAACCACCTGCTCTGCACCAGAGCATCGACCAGCTTTGACGCCGAAGCTCCCCAGTCACAAGCTGCTGCTATGCGTTTATCTGTGTATTTCCCAACGTCACCTTCAGGTGCATATTGTGCCGCGAAATGGAATAGCAGTTCGAGCAAACCAACAGCGTGACAGCGCCTAATGCCGAGTAGTTCGGCTAGTTCATAAGTCTTTGGATGGGTAGGTCCGCCGCGCTTCACTTTGAATCCCCATCCGGCAGCGGCTGGGCAAGCCCCATGACCATCATCGCGAGTCCGTATTTTCGAGCCTCGTCGAGATCGTGCTCAATGCGTTCTACGTGGTCCATGTTCCATGGCGTGGAGGTTGCAGCCAGCGCGCGCATGTAGGTACCTAAAAACGTGACTGGTTCGGTGTTGCTAGCT